ACCTTAAAATTATGATAAAAAATATATTAGAATTATTAAAATATACAAATGGTGAAACTGAAAATATTCGTATTGCTACGGGTAAAAATAAATTACCTACAAGTATAAAAGAAGGTATTAAACAAATTAAAAAAGAAATAAGCTATGCCAATAACTAAGACAATAGTAATAGATGCTAACGTAAAAGATGCACAAGCAGATTTAGATTTAATAAATCAAATGCTAGAGCAACAAGATGAGATTCTTGATGACTTGGAAAAGCAATTACGTGACTATGAAAAACAATTAGAAAAAACAAATTCTAAAGATTTAAATAAACGTAAAGAAATACAAGATTCTATTAATAAGACAAAAAAACTTATTAAAGAAGAAAAACAAGATATAAAAGAAAACACTAAAGCTCGTAACAAAGCAAATAAAGCACTTGAAGAAGCTAAAGAAGAAGCAGGGGATTTAACAGGTGTTATGGAATTAGCCGATAAAGCTACTGGTGGTTTAGCAAGTTCACTGGTAAATGTAGCAAAAGGTACAGGGGGAGTTACAAAAGGTTTTAAAACTATGAAAGTTGCAATTGCTGCAACAGGTATTGGGTTATTAGTTGTAGCTATTGGTGCAGTAGCAACAGCATTAACAAATTCAGAAGCAGGTCAAAATAAGTTTAATAAAATGATGACACAAATTGGTGTTGTTATTGGAAATGTAACTGATATACTTGGAAATTTTGGTAATGCAATAATGTCATTTGTTACAGGTAATTTTGATGAAGCAAGAGAATCAATAGGAAAAGTAACAGAGGGTATTAAAAACTTTGGAGAAGAAACAAGAAAAGAGATAGCAGTCGCAGGTGAGTTAGCAGATAAAAGAGCAAAAGCTGATAAACAAGAAAGAAAACTACTATTAGAACGTGCAGAAGCAAACAGAAAGATTGCTGAATTAAGAGAAAAAGCAGCAGACAAAGAAAATGTTACAGTTGAAGAAAGAATAAAAGCTATCGAAGAAGCAGGTAGGATTGAAGAAGATATAACAAATAAAGAAATAGAAAATGCAAGGTTAAGGTTTGAAGCTAAAAAAGAAGAAAACGCTTTAAGTGAATCTACAAAAGAAGATTTAGATGAAGAAGCACAACTACAAGCTGAATTAATTAATTTACAAACAGCAAGATTAACTAAACAAAAAGCATTAACAGCAGAAGTAACAACAGCAAGGCGTGAACAAGAAACAGAATTAAAAGCAATAAGAGATGAAGCAGCAGCACAAGAAAAGGAAATAGCCGATAAAAAAGCAGAACAAAAGAAAATAGATGACCAAAAAGAAATTGATGATGCAAAAGCATTAGCTGATTTAAAATTACAAATAAGAGATGCAGAAGCAGTTACAGAGGATGAACGTAGAGAATTAGAAATAATTAAAGTTACTGAACATTATGATAAATTAATTGCATTAGCAAAAGCACAAGGATTAGCAACCATACAACTTGAAGAAGCTAAAAAAAATGCACTTGCAGGATTTAATGAAGAAGTTGCTACCAATGAAATTAAATGGGAAGAATTAACACAAAAAGAAAAAGGTAAAATTATTGCCGATGGTTTTAATAATATGGCAGCAGTTTTAGGTGAGCAAACTGCAGCAGGTAAAGCAGCAGCTATTGCAGCAGCAACTATAAGTACATATCAATCAGCACAAGATTCATATAAATCATTAGCAGGTATTCCTATTATTGGTCCTGCATTAGGGGCAGCAGCAGCAGCAGCAGCAATAGTATCAGGTATTGGTCAAGTTAAAAAAATAACATCTACACCTGTGCCTACATTAGGTGGAAAAGGGGCACCAACAATTGGTAGTGGTTCAGCACCACAACCTGCACCTGCACCAACACCACCTGCATTTAATGTAGTAGGTCAAGGTGCTACAAGTCAATTAGCTTCTGTAATAGGAGAACAAAGTCAAGAACCTGTAAGAGCTTATGTTGTAAGTAATGATGTAACCACAGCACAAGGGCTTGAAAGAAATATTGTAGAGGGTGCAACAATATAAATGCAAAATTATTAATTAATAACGTTATATAAAATATGAAAATAGTCGAACTAATACTAGATGAGACACAAGATATGGCAGGTATTGAAGCTATATCGATAGTTGAAAGTCCAGCAATTGAAGAAGATTTTATCGCATTAAAAAGTGATGAAATAAAATTAACTGAAATATCGAAGGACAAAAAGATATTAATGGGGCCTTTATTAATACCTAATAAGCCTATATATCGCAATAACGAAGGAGATGAATATTACATATACTTTTCAAAAGATACTGTNTTAAAAGCCTCGCAAATGTATTTAACAAAAGGGAATCAAAACAATTCAACATTAGAACATCAACACGAATTAAATGGTTTAAGTTTAGTTGAATCTTGGCTTGTAGAGGATAAAGTACACGACAAGTCTAGAAAATATGGTATGGATGTACCTGTAGGAACTTGGATGGGAGCTGTAAAGGTTAATAATGATGAAATATGGAATGAGTATGTAAAAACTGGCAAGGTAAAAGGATTTAGTATAGAGGGCTATTTTGCTGATAAAATGGAAAGACCAAAAGATTCTGTTGGATTATCTGAAGAAAAATCATCAGAGGAAATATTAAAGCAAATAAAACAAATATTAATTGGCGATAATGAGGAATTAAAAAAACCTTGTTGGGATGGATATGAGCAATATGGTACTAAAATAAAAGATGGTAAAGAAGTACCTAACTGTATACCTCAAAAATAATGAATAAAAAACTAAGAAACTTTTTTCCAGGTTTATCAAGTCCTAAAGGGTCAAGAAGAGCCTGTTTTTGTAAAGATAAAAATACCTATTCAGTTAAATGTTGTGATGGTAGTATATGGGCACAAGGGATAGGAGTTATATCAAGAACAATATGAAAATGCAAAATTTAAATTTAACCACGTTATATATATAATTATGAAATCAACTGAAATGCTTAACCAAATCAAGACACTTCTAAATTTAGATGTGAAACTTGAAGAACAAAAACTGGAGAATGGTACTCGTGTAGAAGCAGAGTCATTCGAAAAAGGTAAAGAAATTTTTATTCTTACAGATGATGAAAAAGTTGCTATGCCTGTAGGCGAATACTTACTTGAAGATGGTAGACTTGTAGTCGTAAAGGAAGAAGGAATTATTGATGACCTTAGAGAAGTATCTGATGAAGTTCCACAAAAAGAGGAAGAATCAAAAGATGAAACTGAAGATTTAGAATATAAAGATGAAGAAATGGAAGATGATGGAAAAGAAGCTGCAGTAGATGACTGGGCAGGTATGGAAAAAAGAATTAAAAATCTTGAAGATGCTATCGCTGACCTTAAATCTAAAGTAGGAGAAAAAAATATGGAAGAAGAAGTTGAAATGGAAGAAGAAGTTTCAAGACAACCTAAATCAAGAACAGTTAAAGAAGAATTTAACCAAGAAGTTAACGAGCAAGTAAANGAAGAATTATCNCAACCTGCTGCTCAACCAATAAAGCACAGTCCTGAAACAGGAAATGCAAAAAAAGAACATTTTAGAATTGCACCAAATAGAAAGCCTTCTACAATGGACTATATATTAAATCAATTAAATAAATAAAAATAAATAATTATGCCACAACCAACTATCACGACTACTTATGCTGGAGAATTTGCAGGTAAGTACATCGCTGCTGCTTTATTAAGCGGTAACACTTTAAGTCAAGGTGCTGTTGAAATTAAACCAAACATTAAATTTAAAGAAGTTATGAAAAAAGTAGCAACTTCTGGTTTAATTACTGATGACTCTTGTGACTTTACATCTGCAGGTACTGTAACACTTACAGAAAGAATTATACAGCCTGAACAATTTCAAGTTAACCTTGAATTATGTAAAACACCTTTTGAATCTGATTGGGGTGCAGTATCTATGGGCTATTCAGCTTTTGATAATTTACCACCTGATTTTTCAAGTTTCCTAATTGCTCACGTTGCAGAACAAGTTGCTGCATCTACAGAAAACAATATCTGGCAAGGTAATCTTGGTGGAGCACAAGCAGGAGAATTTGATGGATTTACAACTTTAGCTACTGCTGATGCTGATGTAATTGACGTTGCTGCAGTCGGTGGAGGTGTAAATTCTGGTAACGTAATTGCTGAATTAGGTAAAATCGTTGATGCAATTCCATCTACTTTATATGGAAAGGATGATTTATTTATCTACGTTTCACAAAACATTGCTAAAGCATATGTAAGAGCATTAGGAGGATATTCTGCTATTACTGATGCAAATGGTGGTGGTGTTGCAAATGGTATCGAAAACAGAGGTACATTATGGTATGGAGGTAGCGAAAACCTATCTATTGATGGTGTTAAAATATTCGTTGCTAATGGATTACCAAATAACTATGCAATGGCTGCTCAAAAATCTAACTTATTCTTTGGAACAGGGTTAATGTCTGACTATAACTTAGTTAAGCTAATTGATATGGCTGACATTGATGGAAGTAAGAACGTTAGAGTAATAATGAGATTTACTGCAGGTGTGCAGTATGGAATTGGAACAGAAGTAGTTCTTTATTCTTAATAAATTAATTAACCAAAAATTTAGGGTAGGTGGGTAAATGCCTACTTACCCTTTTTTTATAAAAAAAATATAAACTATGGCTTGTGCATTAACAACTGGAAGAAGTTTACCTTGCAAATCGGCATTTGGTGGGATTAAAAAAGTTTACTTTGGTGACTTTGGTGGTCTTGATTCAATTACTTTAGGTGCAGATGGTGAAGTTACCACAATAACAGGTACTCAACCTGATTGGTATGAGTATGATGTAAAAGGAAATTCATCACTTGAAACTACTGTAACTAGTTCGAGAGAAAATGGTACGACTTTTTATACTCAAACATTAAATTTAACATTAACATATTTAGATGCAAAAACACAAAACGAATTGCAAATTATTGCAGTTGGTAGACCTTATGTAGTTGTTGAAGATTACTATGGTAACCAATTCTTATGTGGATTTGAAAATGGTATGGAATGTACTGGAGGAACTACCGTAACTGGTGCTGCTGCAGGTGATTTAAGTGGATTTACATTAACAATGGAAGGGTTAGAGGAAACAGCTCCCTACTTTTTAGCTTCTGGATTAATTGTAGCTGATGCTGCTAAAATAAATCCAACTCCATAATTAATAATTATGTAAAATTAAGAGCATCCTTAGGGGTGCTTTTTTTTTGCATTAAAATATCTACAAAATAAGTTATTTATTACGTTATATATAAAATGATTGTATTAACCACAACAACACTTGCGCAAACTTTAAAAGTTATACCAAGAACATATGGTACGCAGTTTACATTATCTATTAGAGATGATAGTACAAATGTAACACAAACCTATGAAATTACTAATGCAACAACAACAGGTAATTATTTAAATTTTACACAAGTATTTAATCCTGTTTTAGTTGAAGGACATTTTTACGATTTAAAATTATAT